TTATTTACTTTCCGCTGCGGCTTTGGTCAGTACGGTCCTCAACACATACATAACCACATTCAATGCAACTGGTACCACAAAGGTATCACGAATTTTGCACCAGCCGGTTTCAGCTGGAGCATCCTTCTTGCACTCTTCGATAATCTTGTCGACTACTTCCTGCGCAAAGTCGATACCTTCGCCACTAAGCCATGTCACAAAATCAGCCTTGAGGTTCTTGCCGATATCCTCTAACTTCATAGCCTCTACCAAACTATCACGCACTTCCGTCCATAAATGTTCTTGCCACCTGCAGCCACGTTCCATTCCGGAAATAATAAACTCTGTCAAGAACAGCATCAAGGTCCTGCCATGTTTTGGCTCTGTCCGGAACTCCAAGGATAACGCCTTTTGCAATACCCCAGGACTCCTCACCTTTCCCCCAGCCGCATATCTCATACTCAAGACGGTTGTCCTGTGTATCAACAGAGGCTGTAAGCATGAGCACGCCATCTGGCAGCTCCGCATTATACTGTTCTCTTCGACGGAGGAACTGCATTTCGTCCTCAAACGCGCCTGCCTGCTTGTAGCTGAGACCAAAACGCGTATTCATTACTACCTGCTCCCTTGTGGCATCGCCCTTTGCCTCCAGCCACTCCCTCATTATCTCAGACCATGTAATCCAAGGACTGGTGAAGGCATTGACATAGAAGCTTCTGATACCGTTGCCAAGTGCTGCAGGGTTCTGTGCCACATACTTTTGCGGCGCATCCTTCATTTCCCTCTCGGAAAACTTGAAACCACAGTCCGGACACCTCCAGCCTACCGCGTTGATAGTAACTATCTTACGGCCCTGTGTGTCCTCGTGTTCCTCATAATCTGCATCCATGTCCTGATATCTGAGGACATGATACTCACCACAGTTGGGGCATTCATACTGCCATTCCTCCTGGGTACCGGCTACATATTCCTTGTCGATTCGGCTGGCCCCTTCGTTGGTTGGTGTGGAGAAAAGACCCATGCACCGATTCCAGAAGGTTGTCATTCTTTTGGCTGCCAAATCAACCGGATCACCCTCAGTGCCGGCCGAATCCGGGAAACGGTCCACCTCATCAGCGAGGAGGATGCGCACGGGGCGGCTGGCCAAACCCGCTGGAGAATTGGCACCGCACATTATGAGGCGGCCACCCGGAAATATCTTAGACAGAATAGTGTTGTTGCCATCACGGCTTTTAGCGGTACCCTTGCCCTGTTCCCCTTCCTTCACATCATAGAAAAGATTGTTGAGGACCTTTGTATCGCGGAGCATGGGAGCAATACGGCTCTTGGAATAGTCCTGGGCCATATCAATGGTTGGCTGAATCATCATAATAGTACATGGATCCAGATGGGCGAACCGTCCGACTACATTGTTCATGATGTCCGACTTGCCTATCTGGGAGGATGACTTAACCACTACTCTGCTGATACCGGGCTTGGTGAATGCATCCATAATTTCCCGCTGGTAAGGGGCCCTGGAAGTTTTCCACTTACCAGGCTCAGCGGAAATACCGTTGGAAAGCACTCTGTAATCATCGGCCCACCTGCTGACGGTGGTCTTTGGCAGGGGCTTCAGACCGTGCTGGCTTATATACCGCCAGAGGTCAGTCGCTGTCTTCATCAGAATCACCAACCTCTTCACGGATAAACAGATCAGGAGTGTACTCGCTGAGCTCGGAAAGCTTGCTTTCCACCTCTTCTGTCATAAGCTGGTATATATCCTCTTTGCGTTTGCCCTCTATAATGGGCGCCAGCTTAGAGGGGAGGCCCAATAACTGCGTACGCAGATTACTCAGCATCTCAGTGAGCACAAGCTCTACTGTCTTGGAGTCGTATACCCGGGCCTCCGCTTTAGCTAGTTTCAGTTCAGCAAGCTCGCGCTTCACCCGTTCATGGCGGGCCTTCTCAGTATCAATAACATCCCCTCCAAAGAAAACTCAGCCAACGAGAAAGCCTTACTTTCGGGTTCAGCTGGGGCCAGAGGCAAATCCGCAGCCGGTTGCGGATTTGTGGTAATTTCCACTGGGGCTCCATATGGCTTCCAGCGGGTGGAATATTCCATGATGATACGATACATCAGCCCACCCTCCAGCTCTTTTTGAATATCATCCTTGGCCATACCGTAATATTCCATAACTATGGCCATAGCCTTTGGTGGGTCAATTACTGCATGGTTGCCGCTTCTTTCCTTTCGGGCCACACTCTCCATGGCCTTATAGGCACCAGCCACATCTTTTTTTTCAGTCAAAATAAGACCGGCAGCCTTATCATCTACTGCTATCCAGCACATGATCATCTGCCGGAGCTCTGCCACCGGTCCCTTACATTTTTCTTTTTCTATTTTCTGCATTGCTTGTTCTTTCATCCCGTGCCGCTTCAGCTGGTTATCAATGGATAGGTACGGCTCGTAGCCTAGGCGGTCCAGGGCTTCCATCTCCGCCCAGTACTTGTCCCGTGCCTCTATGACCATGTGCTGGGTAATGTCGGAACGGTCTTTATAAAATACGTTGTACAGATACTTGGTGTTGCTGTTGCTCATGGGTTCACCTCCTTGGAGATTTATAATCTACTTAACCGGCAAAAAAATTTTCTGCTGGGCCTCCAATGTACTCAAAGCAAATATTTCGTACAGTTTGGACAGCTCACTAGCCTTAAACTCGGTTATGTTATTAATCTTCTTGTAAAGGCTCATCTCAGATATGTTGAGTGCCTTTGCAAGTTCGCGCTTAGTCAAACCTGACCTTTTCAGAGCTATCTCAAATTCCAGAGAATTGGTCAATTTAATCATTCCTCCTTTTGTAGATTTTAAATCTTCAAGTAGATAATAACACTTAGTAGACTTAAAATCAACTTTTATTTAAAAAAATATACTTTTGTTGACGCAAAAAACACAATATAATAAAATACATATAAATAAAAATTTATACTGCGAGGTGTGGCTAATGCTAGATTTATACACACGAATACGTGAACGCAGAGAAGCGCTAAATATGTCTCAAGAAGAATTAGCACAACTGTTAAATTACAAATCTAGATCGTCTATAAACAAAATCGAACGAGGAATAAATGATATACCCCAATCAAAAATAAAAGACTTTGCAATGGCTTTACATACAAGTCCTGAATATCTAATGGGGTGGATTGACGACCCGGAGGCTAAACTTAAAAAGCACTTTCACCACATAACAGAACAGCAAAAATCTGTCATGGATATCATGCAGAATATGTCTGAAGATGGCCAAAACTCGGTTTTAAAATATGCCGACGCCTTGGCAAAAATAGACTCGGGGTCAGAACCAGAACCGGAACAAAAATAAAAAAGCAATGTGCGTAAAATGCACAATGCAATCTAAATAATATGAAAGGGGTATGCTTTATGGTTAAAAGTTATGAGGTTATTGGTAGCACCGGCAATATTTACACTGTTCAATTCTCTGTTGATGGTGATATTCTCCGAGGTAAATGTACATGTGCCGCCGGTGAAAAACACACCATTTGTAAGCATCTCCTGGGTGTAATAAACGATAACCCTGATATATATGATCTATTGAAAGAATATAATGTTGCCCGATATTATGATGAATTTATTGAAAAAACAGCCCTTTCTGAAGAATTGAAGAAACAGGCTTTAAATGCCAAAAGAGGCTTTGCAAGGCTGCTTTATAAATAAACACCGCTCTGCGGGGAAAAAGGTAACGATTTCCGATATGGAAATAGCTCAAATAAAAAAGCCGCCCCGTGAGGCGGTAAATAATCAAATATTATTGACAATTAACTTATTACTAAATATAATGGAGAGCGAAAAGAGAGTGCCGATGTCTCCCACGGGAGCTCGGTGCGGGAATAGTCCTCTCCATTACGGAGGGGGCTATTTTTGTTATGGCAACATTTGCAAAACCATTTAAAACTATTGATGAACAGGTAGAAATACTTAAAGAACGCGGATTAGTTATCCACGATGAAGAACGAACTAAACTGCTTCTCCTAAGTAATAACTATTACAACATCATCAATGGATATAGTAAATTTTTCCCTACTGATGGCGACAGATATACCGCTGGTACCTCTTTTGATGAGGTAGTACATCTTCATATTTTAGACACTGAATTAAAGCACGCTTTTTTCAAAAATATTTTGGCCGTCGAATCACATATAAAAGCCATATTCGCGTACCGGTTTGCAGAGGCTTATCCTGATGTTCGCTACTCCTATCTTGATATTGCCTGTTATGATCCAAATCATATTCTTAATGCAGTTCAAACCATACACAGCCTGTCAGGCATTATTAATAGGCAAAAGCATTGTTCAGGTTCCAGTATACATCATTATGTCCGTGGTCATAATAATGTACCAATCTGGGTACTGATTAACCAAGTACACTTTGGTGATTTGCGATACATGATAATAAACTCTCGCAAGACTATCCAAAATAAAGTATCACGTGATATTCTCGATTTCACAAAACAGAATATCCCGGACATTAGTAATTTTCCTCCTGAACACATGAATGAGTTACTTGTGAATATTAATGAGCTACGAAATGTATGTGCTCACAATAACCGCCTTATTGGATTTAAGTGCCGCCGTGACAGTAAATATTGGCCTGCTTTGCATGAAAGGTACAACATATCTCATGATAGCGAGCGTCGGGATGTTTATTCTACTTACTTGTCGTTACAATGTTTTTCCAGCAGAATGGAGTTCGCATCCTTGCATAACACCATACGAAAGCGTATAAGGCATTTAAGCAACCAACTCCATTCTATCGACATAAACAAAGTTTTAGCCAATTTTGGCTTTCCTGATAATTGGCATAACGATGTGCCTAAGATACCACAAGAATAAGCAGGGGCCTATCATTGCTGCTATTGCTCAGCCTGTTATCCAATGGCTCCTGGGTAAATAGTTACAGATTGTCCTTTATACATTCAGCCACATGGCGGATAAGTTCAACATCGGCATGGTGTCTATCTGAATTATATGCGCTGTCAGTATCGCAAATCATGGTGCCAGCAGCTTTATAATACCTATCGACATACCTGACAGGATCTCCGTCCGCCCCGGTTCCCTTGATAACAGTAGCACGGATAACATTGACCATCTTTACATTATAGAGCTGTTCATTTCTGTCCATGGCTGTTCCCTCACTTTCTGCAATATATTTTCTATATTATATCATTTTATTGTAAAAAATGCTTTGAGCAATGTGCAAAAAGTGTACTTTGCTTTTAACTGACGAGGATTCCTCGGAGGTTCATATACGAATCCGGCTGCGGATTTGGAACAAAAAAGCAATGTGCATTTTATGCACATTACTTTTCTAAGCGGCATAAATAAAAATCCGCCCCGTAGAAAGGACGGACATGAGAGGATATGAAGTAATTGGCAACACTCGATGACACATTCAAAATACTGGAGGCAAACAACAGGGCCAATGAACTTATTGAAAACGTACTAGGCTCAAATGACGTTCAAAAAATCATGGCTCAGATACAGGCCATGCCAGCCATGATGACTCCTGCGATGAGAGCAGTTTCATCACTACCGCCTTCAGTCATTGAATTTCAAAATAATTTGGCCCGAATTCGGGGGCTGATGGGAAACAGCCTGCCGATTTTTGAAAACACTATGCCCCTTTATGAATCAATAATGCCCGCACTTGCCTATCTGCAGTCAAGCCAACCGGATCTATATGCACAGGTCAGTACGATTCTATCCAAGGAATTCAGCGAAGAGGAACCTGCACGCCCTGTCCCCCGCCATCACAGGAGGAAAGTCAACACACGCAGGGCCCATGAGCTGATACTGAAATCAAAAGTTGCCGCACAAAAAGTGTATTCCGGCTGGGCGGCCCTTCCGGAATCAAGATTTGGTACAATAATGTTTGCCCTTGACAAGCTTGTTTCCGCAGTGGATGAACCGTTGAGGTCACAACTGAACCTGCTTCTATTCCTTGTCGTGATTCTTTTCATCGATACGCACGCAGCCCAAGAGGGCCCAGGCAAAAATAGCTAACTCGCATAAGGTAGATACCAAATTGGTGGATGACTCAACAATCTGTTTGACTGATATAAGCAGTATGCCAGCCATAACTATGAAATCAAAACTTTTAAGATTCTTGCGCATATCCTATCCCTCACTTTATGCAATATTTTTCTATAATTATATCATTATATTGTAAATAATGCCTTAATTATCACTGATATAATAATCCGGACTATTGGAAGCCAAGCGACATAAATCGCATATCTCAAACGAATATCAAACGTATTTTAGTTGCTGATTTTAGATTTAACTTGTCATTTAACTTGTCACTGATAAGTTAAATGACAAGTTAAACAAATAAAAAAGCCACCCCGGATGGAGCGGATGAAAGGAATGATTATATGGATTTATTAGATCTGTTACCCTTTGTTACAACAAAAATATTTGCCACGCATACCAATGGACAATTTTCAATTGGTACAGGTTTCTTTTTCCAATTTGTTGATGGTTTCAATAGCTTTAAATCACCAGTATTAATTACTAATCGGCATGTTATTAAAGATGCTGCTTATATCAGTATAAATATTACTAAAAAAAATATGGGGTGTCCTATGATTGGCCAATCCATACCAATAAAAATAAACTTATCCAGGCAAAATGTTATACTGCATCCAGATGATTCTGTTGATTTAGCCGCAATTTTATTGGAACCATATATTGCACCATATAGAGATTCATTGTTTATCCGTTACTTTGGTAAACCTAATATTGCTACTGATTCTGATATGAAGCATTATAATATTTTGCATGACATTATCATGATTGGATATCCAGATGGAATAATGGATGAAGTAAATAATCTTCCTATATTCAGAAAAGGAATTACCGCAACAAATCCTTTTATTGATTACAACGGTATGAAACAGTTCCTAATAGACGCATCTTGTTTCCCCGGGTCCAGCGGTTCGCCGGTTATGTCTTATGAAGATGGTATGATACAAGATGCGGATGGAAATATTAACATTGGTCCGGGAATAAAACAACTTAAACTTATAGGTATTCAGTCAGCAACCTTTACGCATAGAGCTGATGGTAAGATTGTTCCTGTTGAAATTCCCACACAAATAATTCCCGGTACAGAGACCCATATCCCCAATAACTTAGGTATCGTTGTAAAAGCTTCTTGTATTCTTGATTTTGAACCGCTTCTCCCACGGTAAACAGTACCCTCATTTACCGTGGGCTGGTATCATAAACGGCTTGTCATCTATTTCTGGTTTATAGTTAGCCGGTATCATTGCAATCACCTCACTTTATGCAATATATTTCTATATTATATCATTTTATTGTAAATAATGCTCAAACAATTTTCAAACGTATTTTAAGAGATTAAGAAAGTTATAAGCAAATTGGCAAACCATTGGTATATAAGGCTTTATGCTATTTAGCTTGTTGGAAATCTTGTTAGAAATGCTCTTAATTCAAACGCATTTCAAACGAATCTCAAACGCATTTAAAATCGTTTTAGTTGTTGATTTTAGTTTTAACTTGTCATTTAACTTGTCACTGATAAGTTAAATGAATAGATAAAAAAGCCGCCCCGAAGGACGGAGCGGACTATAGTGACACTATGCAAGATTTAGTTCTTTACGGATGGCATTCTGGAGAACCTGGGAGAAATTAAGATTATTCTCTTTGGCCAGTGTATCCATCCATGCTGGAATTGTTAATGTTTTCTTGATGGCGTGGCTGTCAGTACGTTTCAAGTATTCCAGTTCATCATAGGAAATCAGTGAAACAAAATCACGGCCCTCTGTCTTTATGTCAGCTGGATTTGATGCTGCTGGTACCTCTTCTTTATTTTCCTTGAGGGTATAAAGATAAATTCCCAAAGCGTCCTCTGCCATTTCAATAGCTTCCTGTATGGTGTCCCCTTCGGTAACGCAACCCAAAAGGTCAGGAAAGGTTACAGAATAACCGCCCACCTCTTCAGGATGGAATACTGCTGGATATAGTAATTTGTCCATAACAAAACCTCCTGTACTATCTATAAAATTTCTGCAAGGGGCCTCATTTGAGACCCGCCTGCTTCAATATACTGTTGAATGTTCCCGGCTTCAAATCCGTGTTGTGCATCGGTATGGTTGGATGGCCAGCCTTTGTTGGATGTTCTAGGATGTAGTGGGAACCTCTAATCCTTGCTATTGTCCAACCATCGGCTTTAAGAATTTTAAGTAGTTCTTTTGGTTTCGTATCTACCACCTCCTGATGTATATATTATAACACGTATAAATACGTGTAGCAAGTGTTTATTTGAACTGTTTCCAAATCGGAAATTGCTGCGTTCTCAAAGAAAATCTTGAGAAACTAAAGAAAATCTTTACATTTGCAAGTTACCAGCAAGTTAAATCAGAATCTAAAATCTAAAATCAAGAACTAAAATGCGTTTGAAGTTTGTTTATTTGCGTTTGAAAATGCGTGTGATTTCACACGAATCTCAAACGAATAAAAAAGCCGCCCAGTGAGGCGGAATGGAAGGAATGATATAATGTTTTTCTTCTTCTTTTTGATGATGAAGAGCTCCATCATGGTGAGTCCCTGTTTGACTCCATCAAACATGTTAATGAATACGAGCAGGAATATTGGACTGCCAGAGAGCTTTTTGGTGTTTTAGGTTATAAGCAGTGGCGTGATTTTAAGAAGGTTATCGAGAAGGCTGTTCGGTCTTGTGAGACCAGTGATAATAAGGCTTCCGAACATTTTGTGCGAACACGCAAAACATCACCTATGCCTAATGGTGGAGTGAAGGAAATTGAGGATTACAACCTCTCTCGTTACGCTTGTTACCTTATAGCCATGAACGGTAATCCTTCCGTGGAGGAAATTGCCCTGGCTCAGACCTACTTCGCAGTAAAGACACGTCAGCAGGAGCTTATAGAAAACTATGAGCAGCTAAATGAAGATGCAAGACGGCTGGCGGTAAGACAGGAACTTAAAAAGCATAATTCCTTCTTGGCTGATGCCGCCCATGATGCCGGTATTACTAACAGACGCGATTATGCCACTTTCCAAAATAAGGGGTATATGGGATTATATGGCGGTCTTACCGCTGACGATATCCATAAAAGGAAAGGCCTAAAGAAAAGCCAACGTATTCTTGACCACATGGGCCATGAGGAGCTGGCTGCCAACTTATTCCGGGCCACCCAAAAAGAGGCTAAAATGCGTCGGGAAAATATCAAGGGCAAGGAAGCAGCCAATAAAACCCACTTTGAGGTTGGCGCGGCTGTCCGCCAGACCATTAAAGACCTTGGCGGTACCATGCCAGAGGATTTACCAACACCTGATAAAAGCATTCAGCAACTGGAACGGGAACAGACCAAGCAATTAAAAGGCGTGGACAATTAAAAAAGCAATGTGCAAAATGCGCAACCAGTGATACAGTGGCTACTGGAAAAGTGACCGATTGGAGATAATCTCCTCCACTTGTTTTAAAATTTTGGAACCATTTTCATTGCTTTTGAGACATCTGGCAATATGATGAATGACATTTATGTCAGCCAATGCTTTAGATGAGTTATATACGCTATCAGTATCACATATCATAGTTCCATCGGGCTTATAATACCTTTCAACATAGCGTATAGGGTCACCATCCGCCCCGGTTCCCTTGATAACAGTAGCACGGATAACATTGACCATCTTTACATTAAAGAGCTGTTCATTTCTAACCATGATATTCCCTCACTTTCTGCAATATATTTTATATATTATATCATTTTATTGTAAAAAATGCTTGCTATTGTTTAAGTTACCAGCAAGTTAAATCAGTAACTAAAATCTAAAATTGCGTTTGAAAATACGTGTGATTTCGCACGATTTACGCACGATTTACGCACGCTTTAGGCTTGATGTTAATGTAAATTTCCAACAAGCTCCTATCAAGATTCCAACAAGCTCGTGAAAGTTACCGGCAAGTAACGCAGCGCGTTTGTGGAAATAATAAACAGCCACCCGCCTAGCGGGTGGTTTTTCAGTTTCGGGCATAGCCCTTTTCTATTGGCTGCCCACAAGTGGGCTTTTTTATTGGCCTGCCAGCCACGCATTTTTTATTAGCAACCCGTAAACGGGTCTCGAGGGTCAAACAAACTTAATTGGTCACTCTCCCTATCTACCTTTAGCTGATTTGCTATATACTCCTTGAT